GATTTTATATTTGTTAAAGTACATTTTTTAGATTTTTTTTAATAACGACTTAGAAATTAAGTAAAAATCGTAAAATCGTAAAAATTAACCAAGGAAGATAGATATACAGCATAAAAAAGGTAAAAAATTTGTCATATAACTTTTCCCATTTGTTCATTCTGTTCTTTTTTTCTTCGTTTAAAAGTTCTCTTTCTTTTACTTTTTCCATTTTTTTTATTTTTTTTCTTACTTACGACTTTGTTTCTTTTTAACTGCTACTAATCATTATAACGCACCCTTTTTAATTTGTCAAGTGTTTAAAAATGTACGATTTTAAAGATTTTTTAAATTGTTAGTTGAAGTTTTTCAGCGTTTTAATTCTTGAAGTGTTCAAGCTTTTTCAACAAAAAACAAATTTTTCCCACAACAATTATAACGCACCTTTTTCGATTTGTCAAGTACTTCAAAATGTATGATTTTTCAACTTTTTAATCACCCATTTTGCCTTTTCCTTTTCAACTTTCTTTCGGTTTTAGCATTTTCAACTACCATCTCAGCTTTTTCGTGAGGAGGTAAAATTTCAGTTTTTTCTTTGAAATTTTCCTTAAAAGAACGTAATTTTTCTATAAATTTTTTCCTTTCCTGATAACAATCTAAGCAGAGAAAAACTTGTGGAGCAACCGAAACAGCATTCTGAGCAGGACAATTTCTTTTACAAGAAGGACAAACAAAGATAGTAGTATTGCCCTTTTTAATGAAGTTTGAAACTTTGCTTTTCGGTGTTTTCGTTTGTTTTTCGGTTTTATATATATATGTGTAATCTATGTAGTAATCTATGGTATAGTTTGACCCTTTTGGCCAATCAAGTTTGACCCTTTTGGCCAAACTTGTTTGACCCTTTTGGCCAAACTTGTTTGACCCTTCCTTATTAGAAATATCAGCTTCTTCTTCCTTTTCTTCTTTGTTTTCTTCTTCAGAAATAAATTTTCCCCAATCTTCGCTAATTTTGTCCCAATCAAAAACATAATGGATTTTAGCAGGTATTCCTCTTAATTCTTCTTTTAAATACCCTTTTGCCTTTAATATTTTTCGTGCTGTTTTTTGCTGTTTTATTGTGAGACCAGTTTCCTTTTTGATTTCTTCGGCAGTTTTAAAGATTTCGCCTTTGTTTTTTTCCTTACCAGACCAATAAGCAAATTGGCATAAAAAGATAGCAGCAGTGACAGAGCCTAAAAATTCAGCTAATTTTGGATAATATGCTACTGGACGACCAAGTTGTGATAAAATATCATTAAGCTGCATTGTTTTTAAGGCAGGTTCTGCACATTTTGGCAGAGCCTGTTTTTTTAATTTGCGACGATTTTTTCTATAAAAAGAAATCCCCCGCCATCCATCCCGAAGTTTTAGAGTGCTAATATAGAATTGCCAGGGGCGGGGGATTTTAAAACGGGATGGATTATTGTTTATTTGCCCTGGCAAATACAATTCAATTATATCAAAAATTTCAAAATTTTGAGATTGTGGGAAACTTGTGGAAAACTTGTAAATTATGTTATAATGGAAGTGAAAATGGCCAAAGGAGGAAGACCATCAAAATTTTCAGAAGAGACAATTAAAAAAGCAGAAGATTATTTAGAAAATTACAGACAACATGGTGATTTACTACCAACTGTAGAAGGACTCGCACTTTTCTTAGGTGTTCATAGAGATACAGTTTATATATGGAGCAAACAAAATGAGGAATTTTCTGACATTTTAAAAAAATTGATGACTTTGCAAGCAAAAATTTTAATCGAAGGAGGATTATTAAATAAATTCTCTCCTACACTTGTGAGATTCTTATTATCCGCTAAGCATGGTTATGTAGAAAAGACTGAAATCGAAGAAAAGAAAGTTTTAGTTTTAGACGAAGAAGATAGCGAATAAATGGAAAAAGTAAATTTTTTTAAACTTGCTAATTTCTTCCCTAAACAGAAGATATTTTTAGAATTTGCCAAAAATTGCCGCTATGTTTTACTTTCAGGTGCTGTGGGTACTGGAAAAAGTAAAGCTTTAAGATGGACTTTACTTTATTTGCTTTTAAAATATGGCAAAAAACATCCAGGAATTCAAGCAGGACTTTTTTGTAACACTTATCCAGAATTAAACGATAGACATTTGAAACATATTAAATTAGAATTTCCAGAGTGGTTAGGAACTTATTATGAGCAAAAAAAAGAATTTCATCTAAAACCAGAATACGGAGGAGGAATTTTGATGTTTAGAAACTTAGATGATATAGAAAAGTATAGAAGTGCAGAATTTGCTTTTATAGGAGTAGATGAGCTAACGCAAATACCTAAAGAAACTTTTGATTTGCTTTTAGAAAGGAATAGGTGGAAAGATTTTAAAGATGTAAGATTTTTAGCAGCAACTAATCCAGTTGGACCTTATAAACATTGGGTAAGAGAATTTTTCATTGAAAAAACCTCATCAGATTTAAGATGTAAAGATGCAGAAGTTGTTTATTTAAAAGTAGGAGATAATCCTTATTTGCCATCAAAATATTATGAAGAATTGGCAAAGGGTATGGATGAAAAAATGAAGAAAGCACTTATAGATGGTGATTGGTATGCTTTAGACGATGTTATTGATACAAGTGGTTATTTAAACCTTTTGACTTATAATGAACTTCAAAACGCAATTATAGAACACGATTATATTTTTCAAAATCCGTCAGTTTTAGGAGTAGACCCTGGAGCAGGAGGAGATGAAACTGCAATAGTTATTAGAGATAATTTTTCAGCAAAAATTCTTTTCAATAAAAGACTTTCAGATACAATGCAAATTTTACCTTTAATTTCTACCTTTTCTTCACAAAACAAAGTTGTTTCAATCGTTATTGATACTACTGGAATAGGGAAAGGTATTTATGATAGGCTTTCTGAGTTAGGCTTTCAAGTTTTAGGAGTACAATTTGGAGAAAAATCAAATTATCCAAATCAATTTTTTAACAAAAAAGCAGAACTATTTTGGAAAATGAGAGAATGGATTTTAGGAGGAGGAAGACTTTTAAAAAATGAAGCATGGAATGAACTTTTACAAGTTAAATACAAGATTTTGTCAGATAAAGTTATAAGAATTCAGCCAAAAGAAGAACTACTAAGAAAAGGAATAAAATCACCAAATGTTGCTGATGCTTTCGCTTTAACATTCGCAGAAGACTTAACAACAATTAACATTTTTGACAATTTAGAAATTTTGAGTTATAATGAATAAAGAATTTCAAGGCCTTTTAGTAGCAAAAATAAGCAAGAAAGAGATTTTGCAAAAGCATCCAGAATGGCTTCACAAAGTTTATAAGCATTATTTCATCAAGCCTGAATATTACGATATTTTGAAAAAGATTTTAGCTAACAGAATTTACGAAGAAGCAAAAGCAAAAAGATACATTTTAGAAGACCAAATAGCTTGGAAAGAAACAGCAGGATATTTTTGGGGATTTGTTAAAGCAAGACCAACAATCATATTAGGAGCCTGGAAAAGATTAAGACCACCATCTTTAACACCAGAAGAGTTTAAGAAAAAAGTTCAAAAGATTATAGATAGTTTTGATTTTGAAATGGTTACACCAGAAATGATTGAAGAAGAAAAAATTAAGGACGAAATTAAAAAAGAAATTCAAAAATAATGAAATTTTACGAAAGACAAGCAAAGGATTTAACAGAATGGAAAGAAGATGAAATTTTAGAAGAAGTTAGAAAACAATTTACAGAAGCACAAACAAGTTCATCTCTAAAAAAAAGAATTTGGGTAGAGTATATGAAACTTTATCTCAACCAGGAAAGAAAAAGGGTAGGAGATTTGTTGATTGGTTCAAATCTTCTTTATACACAATTTAACGAACTTTATGCTTCGATTGATAATGATAACATTTTGGTAAATTTCAGAGAAAGAAATCCAAGAGATGCTGAAAAGGTTCAATATACGAATGCAGTAGCAAGATTTGATTTTGATGAAATGAACCTGGGAACACTTCAAAGAGAACTTTATTGGGACTTACTTTTTTATGGAACAGGAATTTACGATGTTTCAGAATATGACAATTCAAGAAAAGTTCCTGTTGTAAGAATTCAATCTCCATTTACCTTTTTTGTAGACCCATTAGCAAACAATATAGATGAAGCAAGGTTTGCGGGAAGATATATCTATATGACTGCTTATGAACTTTTAAATGACGAAAGGGTTGATGAAAGCCAAGTTAAAAAAATTTTAGAAACTTCAAGACCATCTTCAATTGAAAAACTTCAATACGAAGAAAGGGCAAAAAATATTCTGCTTTTACAGGGAATTAATTATGCTCAAGAAGAGCACTCTTTAGCCTTTATCGAGGTTTTAGAATGGTATTTCTATGCTAATGGCAAACTTTGGGTAGTATGGACAGACAATGCTATAAAAACACTTTTAGGTTTTAAACAACTTGATTATCAAGATGGAGGGAATAAAAAAAGCAAAATTCCTTTTGTTGTATACTACTTTTCAAAATCTCCAAGAGGATTTTGGGGAATTGGAGTTCCAGATATTTTAGAAACTTATCATAGAATAGCAACTTATCTTCTCAACCTTTATCTTCAGGGGATAAAACTTGATGCTACAACCACATTTTTAGCCAATTTACAAGCAATTCATAATCCTAAAGATTTGATGACAAGAGAATTAAACAAAATCATCTGGACAAAAGTTCCTCCAGCAGGACAAATTGCACCATTTCCCAAAACACAAGTAATTTCCAATGATACACTTGCCTTTTATCAGTTAATCCAAAATGAAGCCTTAGGAGCAATAGGAGCATCAAGAATTTTAAGAGGTTCATTAACTGCAGTTAAGAAAACTGCAACAGAAATTGCAGTTGCAAAAGCAAAACAAGACCTACAAATTGCTTCCTATATGAGAAATGTTGTTAGAGGAGAACAAGATTTCTGGAATAGATGGCTTAAAAGGCATAAAAAATTTATGAAACCATCAGATAAAAAACTTGTTGAACTTATTGGTTTTAGAGGAGCAAGACAATTTACAGAAGTTTCTAAAGAAGATTTCATTCCTATGGTTGACCCAATTATCGAAGTTGCTTCATCCTTAGTATCAGAACCAGCAAAAATTGTCAGAAGAAGAGATTTAGCAGAAATGCTACCTATAATTTCTCAACTTGGAGGAAATGTAAAAGCAGTTACAAAGATGATTTTGAGAGATTTAGATTTAACACCAGAACAAATTGACATTATCCTTCCTCCTACACCACATCAAATTAAAGCAAAAAGAGAAAATGAACTTTTGGCAAATGGAGTATGGGTTGATATTGATGAAACAGATGATGATTTAGAACATATTGAAGAACATTCAAAAGTTAGAGAAAATGAAGTTGTAAGATTACATATTGAAGCACATCAAAAAGCATATCTTCTAAAGCAAGGAGTTAAAGAAAAAATAGAAGAAACTTTACCAAGGCAAGAAGAAATTGAAGAACCAGAAATGGAAGAAATAGAAGAAGTTGAAAGAGAAATGCTTCGGGAAATACCATTAGAAGGTTTAAATGTCTTAAGACAATTTTTAGAACCTAAAACACCAGGAGAAGTTAAATAGGTCGGGTTTAAAATAAAATTTATAATGCCATTAACAAAAAAGGGAAGAGAAATTCTAAAAAAGTTTCAAGAACAATACGGGAAAGAAAGGGGAAAAGAAATTTTTTATGCTTCAATAGTTAAAGGAATTTTACCTTCTAAAGGATTACATACAAAAGGGAGCGGTAAATTAGAAAAAGCAAAAAGGACTTATCAAAGAAAAAAGAAAAAATGAATGAAAAAACACTTTTAGAAGAATACTTTGGCAAACAAATTCAGCAATATATCTCAGAAAATCCCGAAAGATTACAGGAATTAGTTTTAAGACTTAAATCCTTTCAAATTTCAGAAGAATGGCAGATTTTGAAGAAAGTTATTGAAGATACAAGAGAAAGAGTTTTACAGAATATGTATTCATCTCCAGTTGAACTTGGAACATTAATAGCCTATAGAGAAAGTCTTTCTGCTCTTGATTTTTTAAGAAATCTTCCAGAAAACCTCTTAAAAGTTTTAGAATTAGAGTTTCCAGTTGAGGAAAGTTTATAAATTTGACAAGTCGTAATTAAGGGTTTATAATAAAGGTGAAAATGCCTAAAAAAGCAAAAGTTCATAAAGAAAATAAGGAAGGAACAATTGAAATCCAAAAGGAGTTTTATCCCAAAATTATTGGTGGAATTTGTGAATTTTGTGGAATTCCAGCTAAAGAATGTCATCATTTTAAAGAAGATTTTGAAACAGGACAATTTAGATGTTTATGTGGTTTAACAAATAATCCATCTGCTTTTCAGCAAATTATTGTGATGTATTATCCAGAATGGAAGGTTTATCTATGTAATGCAGATAGTTGCAGAAGACATGTAGAAGCAAGAGGAGGATATAATATACCAGAAATTTACAATTTTTACGTCAAATAATTAACTTCCTTGCTTGTCTGCTCCCGGGCAAGCAAGCGTAAAAAATGGGCGAAGAACTTCAAAACGAAAACCTGGTTCAACAAGAACCAGAACAACAACAAGAACAACAAGAATCAGTTAAAACTGAACAAGAAATAGAAGGTTCTGCTGTTAAGATTTTGAGAAATAAGTTAGAGAATTTGATTAAAGAAAACAAAGAACTTAAAGAAAGATTGTCAAAATTCGAAGAATTAGCCTCAGTTTCAGATTTAGAAAGCCTAGTTGCTAAATTAAATAGGCTTGAACTTGAAAACAAAATTGCTAAAGAATATCCTGAACTTTCTGATGAAGTTGAAGAAATTCTAAAAATTAGAAAGCCTGGTGAAAGCGTGGAAGATACAATTGTGAAATATATTGGTTTAAAGGAGTTAGAAGCAAGAAAATCTCGAATTTCTCCAAGGTCTAATTTAGGTGCAATTCCCACTTCTGAAACTGATTTATCTAAATTACCTCCTCAAGAACGAGAACAAATAGCCCGAAAATATTTTGAACAACTCTACGGAGGAGGTTAATAGTTTCAGAGGTGGTACTCTAATTAATGGCTACTACAACAACATCTAATCTTGAGGCCGCTGGTAAGGCTCTAGGTATTTACTATGATACAGTTGTTATTGAAAGTTTACAGCCTCACTTATATTTCGAGCAATTTGGAACCAAGGTTATAGTAACCCAAGGAAACTATACTTCAAGATTTTTCACCTTCAATAAGATTTCTACTGAATCTGTTACTACATTAACAGAAGGTACAGCTCCAACAGGTCTTGCTGTTTCTGTTAATGCTTCTGATACAACTCCAGTTCAATATGGTCTTCATGTAGAATTTACAGATTTAGTTGCTTTAACTTCAGTTTTTGATTTGGTTCAATCTTCTTTAAGAGAAGTTGGTAAGGCTATGGCAAGAAAAATTGATGAAGTTATTCAAGCAGTTGTTCTTGCTGGAACTAATGTAATTTATGCTGGAGGTAAAACTTCAAGGTCTGCTTTGACTGCTTCAGATTTAATTGATGTTAATTTGATTGTTAGGGCAAGACAATTACTTGTTAAAAATGGTGCTCCAGAGTTTCCTGGTGGTGGTTATATGGCAGTTACTACAGCAGAAGTTGGTTATGATTTAAGAAGTAATACTTCAGTTGGTCAATGGCTTGATGTACATAAATATGCTGCTCCAGAAAACATTTTCAGAGGTGAAATGGGTTCAATTGCTGGTGTGAGAATTGTAGAAAGCGGAAATACAATAACCTTTAGTTCAACAGTTACGGTTCATCCAATGCTTGTTTTGGGTGCTGATGCTTATAGAATTGCTTATTGGGTACCTCAATCAAGAGAAAAATTCTCTCAAGAATATGGAACTGGGGTAGCAGCCTATGTATCTCTTCCAGAGGAAAATATTGGAGTTGCTAATCCATTGGGACAAAAAGGTATTGTAGGTGCTAAAGCCAATTTGGGAGTTGCAAGAACTCAGGAAGAAAGAATGGTAAGAATTGAATGCGCTGCATCAACTCTATAATAAGTTGATGTAGCATAGGGTAGAGTGGGGTTGCTCCCTGCTCTACCCGCAATTAACTAATTTCTTCAATGACATTACAAAAAATTTTTGATAAAACAAGAAAATTAACAAGAACTTCTTCTACTCTTTTAACTGATGCTCAGCTTTTAGACTTAACTAATGAGACTTATTTAGATATTCAAAGAAGATTAGCGCAAGAAGAGATTGAAATTTTAGGAACAATTAAAAAGACAGATTTAGTTGCTAATCAGACAAACTATCAACTTCCTCAAGATGTTTTGACAATTTTAAGACTTGAAATAAATTATGATGATGCTTCTGATGAGACAAAATGGCGAAAAATGACTGAGACAGATTTAGGAAATTTACCTATTGAATGGTATAGACTTTTAAAATCTCAATCAATGAGTAAAAGTTTGTATGATTTATTTGCTTCTCAAATCTTTGTCTTTCCTCAACCTACAAAAAACATTACTGGAGGCTTAAGAATTTGGTATATTCCAAGACAACCAGAATTTACAAATATCAATGATGAACTACCTTTTGTTTTGAAGAATTATTGGGAAGTTTTTGCTTATGGAAATGCTTGGAGATATTTAGAAGAAATTGGTAATGTTAAAGCAAATAGAATGTTGGAACTTTACGAAGCATTTATCACAAGAATGATTGAAGACCTTAAGGTTGAAGTTATAGAGCCAATTAAAATTCAAACCATAGATTATTTTAATCGTGGCTGGATTTAAAAATGGCAGACCCAGTAAGAAATTTTGCCAAAGCAAAAGTTAAATATGGATATGATAATTCAGCAACTTCTATTGAGTTAGAAACTGGAGGAGGAGCAAAATTTCCAGATCCAGCAACCGAAGGTGCTTTTAATTTGGTTTGGTGGAATGCTACAGATTATTCAGACCCTTCAGATGATCCATATAAAGAAATTATTCGAGTTATAGCAAAATCAGGAGATACTTTAACAATTCAAAGAGGACAAGAGGGGACTTCAGCACAAAATCATAATATTCCAGGCAAAGTTTATATGGTGATGAGAGTTTTAACTGCTAAAGATTATGAAGATTTGGAAAGGATAAAGGTTTTTAAAGATGGAACTTTAATAGGAGCAAGGAAAGGATTAAATTTCATAAGTTTAGAAGATATTGTAGATAATCCAACCCAAGAAAGAATTGATTTGAATTTACGAGATTTTGCTAAATATAACTTTGGAGATGGAAGTGATGGAGATTTAATAATTAGTACAGGGACTACCAATATAGATTTAGGAGGGCAAAAGGTTTTTATCAAAAAGTATAGAGATTTGAAAATTACTGGAAATGCTAAATTAACATTTTCTAATCCTCATGACGATGGAACCTTAATAGTTTTTTTAGTTGCCAGAGATTGTGAATTAACCTCAAATGCTTCAGATACGATAGATTTAAGGAATTTAGGAGGTTTGGGTGATACAAATAACACCGGAGGAAAGGGATGGTTTTCTACAGGAGGAGGAAGAGTTTTGGTTTCTCTAGCTAGTGAAGGTGGTTCAACTTCCGGAATTTCAGATAGCCTCGATAGAATTCACGGACCTGGTGGAAATTCTTCGACAAATAATAGTCAATATTCTAAAGGATTATGTGTGATAAATCATTATCAACCCCCGAACGCTAGTTATTGGAAGCGATGGCTTATATATGTTTCACCGTCTTATGCACCTTTTTTTATAACTTCATCTTTCATAACTCGTAATTTTTTACCGATACCTGGTGGCGGAGGAAGTAGAGGTTCTATTCAATTTGGTACAACTGGTGGAGGTAATATACCATCGCCAGGAACTCCAGGAAATGGAGGTAGAGGAGGAGGAGGTTTATTGATTTTAGTTAAGGGTAATTTAACAGTCTCTTCTGCTTTTACCATTAATGCTTCTGGTTCAAATGGTTCTGCTGGTTCAGGTGGTGCTGGTAATGGAGGTGGAGGTGCTGGTGGAAGTGTTTTAATTGCTTATTATGGTTCTAAAACTGGTACAGATGTGACGTTTAATGTTAGTGGTGGATTAGATGGAGGAGGAGGAACAAGTTATAAAGGAGCAGATGGTATAGGATTAATTGTTCCAATAACAGCTATAATTGGCTTATAAAACAATGCTTATTTCAGTTGCATCACAACCAATAGGAGGAAGTTATAAAAATAGTCAATGGCGAAGAGATGAAATTATAACAGAATGGATTACAGAACCTTCAATTTCTACTATTTGGCAAAATGATTTATCTAAATGGTGGAATGGAATACAAACGCAAAATTTGGAAAATTTATTAACGCAAAATGAGGAAATTTTAGAAACTA